CCAGTATTACCCGTTGCTCCTGTATTACCAACGGCACCATTTGAACCTGCAGAGCCAGTCGGACCTGTTGGTCCAGTTGTTCCTGTCGAGCCGTTAGTTCCATTGGTACCAGCAGTTCCTGTTGGTCCAGTGTTACCTGTATTTCCAGTTGCGCCAGTATTTCCTGTATTGCCATTAGCGCCATTAGAACCAGTAGGTCCAGTAGGACCAGTTGTGCCGTTAGTTCCAGTATTACCTGTATTTCCCGTATTGCCTGTTAAACCTGTATTGCCTGTGGTACCAGTGTTACCGTTTGAGCCAGTTGGGCCAGTAGGTCCTGTAGGACCTGTGCTACCAGTGATAGATGGTCCAGTATTTCCCGTGTTACCCGTGTTGCCAGTGCTACCTGTGGCACCAGTAACAGAAGAACCAGTTGCTCCTGTTGGGCCAGTAGGACCAACAATAGGACCAGCATCTACCCATGTAGAACCTGACCATACATATAGATGGCCATTGGCTGAAACAATGTACGCATCACCAACAGTGTTACCTGTTGATGGCAAAGCACCAACTGTTGCAACAGTTCCTTTAATACTTACACCAGCACCAGCCGCACCAGTAGGACCTGTAGGTCCAGCCTGTGTATACGTAATTTGCTCAACATGTAAATTAACACTTGCTGAAGCAGGACGAGTAGGTGACGTGCCAGATGTTGCAGAAAGTAACTCCATATAAGTATTTTGTGAAGACCAATAAAACTGAATATAATCTCCAGCATTAACTGTAAGAAGTTCCTCAATGTTTGCTAGTACTTGATTGTTTACACCAGCAGTTGTAAAAACAGATGTTGACTCAGTTACTGCCGTGCCATTAAGGGCGTACCAAACATTAACTTGATAATTGCTACCGCCACCTGTGGTAATAAATTGACCAAGCAAGTTCATGATATAAGTACCAGCATTGGCAAAGGTAAGTTGACTGCCAGATACGATACTTACACCATTTGCATTAGCAGTGGTGTTAATTGTAATAAGGTTAGCGCTTGTAGCGCCAGCATTTGTTTGAGTTGTTGTATCGTAAAAATTTCCATAATAGGCAATAGTTCCACCAGCACCAGTAGCACCTGTGCTACCTGTTGCTCCTGTAGAGCCTGTGGCACCAGTTGAGCCAGTACTACCAGTATTACCAATTGCACCAGTGCCACCAGTTGCGCCTGTGTTACCTACTGCACCTGTTGCACCTGTAGTACCAGTCGAGCCTGTACTACCAGTATTACCAATTGCACCAGTGCCGCCAGTTGCGCCTGTGTTTCCTATCGCACCTGTTGCGCCCGTAGTACCAGTTGAGCCAGTGTTACCTATGCTGCCTGTGTTACCTGTGTTACCCGTATTACCTGTTGCGCCAGTCTGTCCTGTTCCTGTCGCACCTGTATTGCCTGTGTTGCCAGTAGGTCCTGTAGGACCTGTAACGCCCGTAGCGCCTGTATTACCTGCACCTGTTGGTCCAGTTACTCCCAATGATCCTGTCGGTCCAGTAGGCCCAGTCGGTCCTGTATTACCCGTTGATCCAGTAATGCTTGGACCTGTGTTTCCTGTGCTTCCAGTAGGCCCAGTTGACCCAGTGTTGCCAGTCGCTCCAGTGCTTCCTGTAATGCTTGGTCCTGTTGGTCCTGTCGCTCCTGCTGCACCTGATGCTCCTTGTACGCCTTGTGGACCGATAGGTCCAAGTTCAACAATACGGTTTTGTGTACTGCCTACATTGTACACATTTGTTGTCTCAGGGATAAGGACAACAGATATAGAGTTAATGTTACTTACTGACATTATTGCACCACGCTTGCTACGACAGTAAATGCACCTTGAAGGATTTGATAAACGTTGCCAGATGAATCAGTAAGATTCACTGCATAATTATAATTGCCAGCAGGCAGGTTTGCTGCGCTGGTCTGTGTTGCTGTAAGGCTAAAAGTAGTTTGTCCTAATGCTGCACTAATCGTTGCATAGCCATTGGATGTTGACATTTCAACAATAAGGTTGTTGCTAATGTCGCGCACTTGTAGATCTGCGCTATAGCCTGTTAGATTAACAGGCAAATTATCAATTTGCCAAATGGGGGCAAGTGTAAATGTCGTACCGTTGACAACGGTAATGTTATATCGTCCTGGTTGCATTTAGTCCCCTTATACTTGGCTATCTGAAACGGTAGTGATATACGCACCATATCCACCGTTAGTAAGGATTGTTAATTCATTCTGGGATAGGACATATTTATGTCCGCCCAAATAGCAGTAGTCCGCTGCCTGTGTTTCATCTACACCAGGTGTACGCTCACGTACAATTGATGTTCCATACACAAGGATTGTGTCGCCACGGGCAATACGATAACGCCAGAATAAGCGACTAAAACCTGCTGGTGCTTCTTCTACTGTAGGTGGTGTAAATACGTATGCCATGTTTCTCCTTGTTAGGTGTAGGGGGCAGTTGCCCACCCCCTACGATTAACTCAAATTATGAGTTGTGGATTGATGATGTTGACTCGATACGTACGAGTGAAGCGTCACGGTAACGTGACCATCCAAGTACGCCGTACCATCCAATTGGACGGAAACGCATCAACTTATCAACGATAGGTCCGAAGATAACGTGTGGCTCTTCAGCAACTGCTTCAGCCAATGCTTGCTTACCAGCAACGAGTGTACGGAATACACGAACGCCGCCTGTACCATTGACATAAGAAGATGTACCGAATGTACCTGTAGCACCTGTTGAACCTGTACCGTCTGTTGTGTTGAACAAACGTGGTGACTCGACGAACATTGCACCTTCGTAAGTTCCGATGGTGCCTGGCCAAAATTCAGAAGCACCTGTCTCTGAATACTTATGGTCATCACGCCATCCGCCAGAGCCTGTCTCTGAACGAAGGTCGAATGAAACTTCTGGGTGAATACCAGTCCAGTAGTACTCGCCTTGGCGAGGAACTGCCTTGTTCGCACGGAGTTTTGCAACTGCTGTACGAATGTCACGGGACTTGATTGTGTCTGTTCCGAGGATAGACTTGTTTGTTGTTCCGTTGGTGTATGTACCAGCGTAGGTTGATACGAGTGAACCGTTAACTTCAGCGATAGCATTTGGGCCACCGACGAGTGTGTTAAGGACAGTTGTATCAAGTGAATCTGCCATGTTAAACGCGATAATGTCAGCAATTGCTGGATCAACGTCTGAAAGGCTGAACAACTCCAACTTACGTGTTGCAAGTGAAGCGTTTCCATATTCATTCAATGTTGCTGTAACAGTTGTAGTATTGCCAAGGGCTACTGCATCTGGATCAACATCTTCTGAAAGTGGGGATGTTACTGCTGCAAGGTCTGTGTAAATCTGGAAGACTACTGAAGAACCTGGCATTGCTTGCTGTACTGGACGCTTGTCTGCAACGTCACGGATGAGTGGTACAGCACGAAGAGCAAACTCTACATAACGGTCATAGGCTGTTTGTACTAAAGAAGTACCTAACGAACCAGATGATGAATCTGTATATGCGTTACTCATTGTGTCACCTTCTTTCTATAAGGATTGTGCTTAATGGGTTTGTGGGATTAACTGCGGAAACGTGCTACTGGATTGCCAGTGATTGCATTTAACTCTTCAAGTGTTTTTGCTCCTGCAAGTTTCTGCGCAAGATCTGCATCTCGGTTTGGACTTGCTGCATTCTGAGTTGACGCACTAATGCGTTGGTATGCTCGCTGGTTTTCTGTTTGTTCCTCAGTTTGAGCAACTTCTGCTTCGCTCTTAGAAAAGCCAAATACATCAGCATTCTCTGATAGCCAAGCATCAACCTGCTCTGGTGTAGTAACATCGGTAGGAATAAATTTTGCTACCTTGTCAGGTACACCTTTATTTGCCAATGTCTCTTTGACGGAGCGTGAGCGAAGATCTGATTGAATTTGCGCTAACTGTTCAGCCAGTTCTTTCTTTTCACGTTCTGCACGCTTTAGAGCCTTGCGGAGATTTGCAGGACCATTTGGGTCTTGCACTTCGTTAAAGTCTAAATCGTCTTCGTCATCTTCATATTGGTTTGCCATTGTAGGCACGCCCTTTCTTTGTTGTCAGTTGCGTAAGCCTCAATCATTCACAGGGGAATGTATGATTGGCTCTTACTACCAGTCTTAATACGCAGACAGGATGCTGGTCTTACCTGCTGGATACTCGTTTTAACTTAGGCCGCTAATGTCCTTCAAGCCGAGGCTGCCTGTAGCAGCACCAGCCGAACCACTAAACGCACCAACTTCTTGCGTCTTTAGACGCTCTAATTGTGCTTGTGCCTGTGCTTGTGTCACACCATTAACAGTCGTTCCAAAGGTTGCTGCTTCTAATCCAGCACCAATTTGGTTAGGTGCTAATGATCCGCCGTAGCGAGAAGCGATAGCCTGCATTGATGGTTGCTGATTTGCTATTGCTTGAAAACCAGCCTGTGCCTGTGACTGTGTAACGCCTTGTCCAGCCAATTGCATTGCAGTCAAACCTGTTTGACCTGCTAACGCATTAGGACCGCCAAAGGCAATGTTTGCACCTACACGTGATGCTTCAGCACCAATCTGTGCAGCGCTAACTTCTTGCTGTACAACTGGCGCAGAAGTTTTAGGATCAAGTAAGTGCGAAATAATTGTTGACATTGATAAGCCATATTGTGATTGCAATTGTGCAAGCACCTGTGGATCTTCGTTTTGAACTGCAGTAGTCGCCGCCTGCACGCGCATATTTACTTCAGCAGGTGAAACATCTGTTGCAATCAAGTTGCCAAGATACGATGTTTGCATCAATGGGCTGCTGGTTGGTATGCCAGCCATTGTCATTACCTGCTTATAAGATTGCTCATTGGCAATGTACGTTGCAGGATCAAGAGGATTTAGTCCAGCGGCAATACGTGCTTGGTTGCCACTGAATCGTGTCTGCCATGCCTTAACCAAACCTTGCGCTGCACTTAACTGTGTACCTGTTAAACCAAGTCCATTGATTGCAGTTGCTGGATCAAAAGAATCAAGCATTGTAGTAATGGTTACTGCGTCAATACCGTTTTGAATAAGTGCTGTAATACCTGCACCAATATCAGCAGACAAACCATAACCTGAAAGAACGGCACTTAGTTGCTTTGCAGCATCTGCCTTAGCCTGATCTGCAGCAGCCTTGGCTGCAGTATTCTGCGCATTCATTGCATCTATCAATGCTTGAATTGCAGGATCGGCTGATGATGTTGTTGTAGTGCTTGTTGCTGCAGGTGCAGCAGCCATTGTTGTTGACATGTTCAACTGGTTAGCAGTTGGTGCAGATGTGTATGAATCTATTGTCATTGGGTCTATGGTTGCGCCATAGCCTGGTGCAGGTGCAGTTGTTGAACCTGTGGTGCTAGTAGACTCATTACTTACAGGGCTATAAACTGGCGCACTAGCGCCACCGCCATTGTAGTCCATTAACTCTGTTGCCATTAGCCAAGTCCCATCTTTGCAATAAGTTGATCGCCTGCACTAAGTAGGCTCTTCTGAGCATTCTGAGTATTAAGCCATTCAGGAAGGCTGCGAACAGTATTGGCAAATGTCAGTGGATCAACTGCTTTTGTTCCATCACCCATCATCGCTTTTGAAATAATGTTTCCATATCCTGACGTTGCTCCAAGATCAACATTGCTTGGATCAATTTCAAGCAAGCCACTTAATGTACTGATATATGGTTGAGCCAATTGTGCAAGTGTCTGGCTACCGCTTTGCAATGTATCTGCAAATGGTTTGTACATGTTAATAGCATGTGCTTTATTTGCTGCTGTAAAACTATTTAGATCATAACCCTGTAAACCTTGTTCCATTTTTTGAGCATAATCTTGCAACTGTGCATCTGTGTACAAACCAGACATTCCCCAGTCATTTGCAAGTGTACGCAATTGAAGACTATTATTTGCAATATCACCTTGTGGTGTACCGCTAGCAGGGTTGTAAGCAATTTTTGCATGCGTTGCTACGTAGTGGCCTAAAGCCACTGAGTCATTCAATGCACTTGGATCTGAGTAGTGCATATTAAGATATGCAGTAACAGGGTTGTTAGGATCTTTAAACGCTGCGGAAATTCCTGCAGTATCTGTTGCTTTAAGTTCAGGACCAAGCGCTGATGGATCAAGACCTTGTTGAATTGCATTGTTGTACATCATGTTCCACAAACGGTCGTATGATGTGTACCATGCAGCACCGCCACTGCCATAAAAATCTTCCTGCGCTTTTTGCATGGCTTGACCCATAGCAGCCCAGCGAGGATCTTTTTGTACAGTGTCAATAAACTTTTGTTTAGTCCATGCGCCACCCTTGGCATTTGCTGCCTCGGTAAGAATCTGACCGATCCATGAATTTTCTGGCGACATGGCCATTGCACCAATAGCACCATATTGCTGCGCTAATGTTTGCAACTGAGCATTTTTATCTAATGGAGCAGATGGTGTTTTGCTCTTAGTTGTTGTCTGTCCACCAGTGCTGCCAGCAGTTGTATTGTCACCTGTGGTAGTTGTACTTGTTGTGGTAGATGTTTTTGCTGCTGCAGCCTGAGCCTGTGCAATAATTGCATCTGCGCCAGTCTTAACTGTTGCCTTTGGGCCAGCAACTGTACCAGCAGTTGATGTGCTTGTTTGCTTTTGCAAAGCAGCAATTTGTAAATCTAACTTTGATGTATCTTCGCCAAGTGCAGCAGCATTATCACGCTGCTTTTCCAACTCGGATAGTTGAGCCTGCTCTTTAGCAGTCTCTTCATTAGCAGCAGTCTTTGTTTTTAACTGAGCATTTTGCTCTGCAATATATGCATCGGTTTGCTTCTTAACACGATCTGGACGGTTAGGATCATTTGTATAATCCTTGTACATCTGCTGCGCTTGCTTTAACTTTTCAGTAAGTTGTGCAATACGTGGGTCAGAATTTGACACACCTTTTTTCTGCAATGTTACAATTTTATCTTTAAGGCCAGCAATGCTATTGACTGCTCCAGCAACTTGCTCAGGTGTGTACTTTGTAGCAGGTACAGCCTTTTTTAATTGGTTTTCAAGAAGATGCTTTTGTAAAAGCATCTCTTGCAACTTAGCATCATTTTCTTGGCCAGAAACATCCAATGGTGCATTGTAATTGTTAATCTCTTCTTCAAGACGATTAAGGCGTAGGGCAATATCATTATATGTTAATTTAGTGGTAGCCATTATAAAGGTCCTTGGAATTGATTAGTTAGTTCTTGCAAACCTGACATATAATTATTTACTGCGTAGTAATGTCGTGCTTCTGCTGTTCCTTGAATAATGCTGGTAAGAAAAGCAGTAGGATCAACACCGCTGGTTAACTGCTGTCCAACAGCAGTAAGTGGCTTACCCGTTGAAGATGAGTAAGACAATGTCTGGCTATAATGACCTTGGTTTGCTTGCTCGGCTGCAAGTAGTTCAGCACCGTATTGAGCAATTTCATTTGCTGTAGCATTGCGACCAAGCAACTGCTGCATTACTCCATTGACTGCACTGGTAATATCCTGTGGTGAAGTTTGAGTAAGGTACGATGTATTAGTTGTTTTAGGTTGGTATTGAAAAATATTAGCAGTACCCATACCGCTAACAGCCCCTGCATAATTTTGCGCAAATGAAGATTTACCTGTAGCGCCTGAGCCAGCAGGCGGCGTTGCTGGTGCTGATGAACTAGCCATTATTTTGCCCTTCTAAATACGCCTGTGATAACACTTTGTAAACGTGGATTTTGTGCTGATAAGTTATCAAGGTATGTGTACCATGCATCTTGCACCATGGAATATCCTGGACTGTGCTTACCACCAGGCAATGTGTTTACCTGAAGTTGCTGATGATAATCAGCATAACTTGCAAGCAATTCTTTAATGCCGTTGCCTTCAACAGTGTTAGGAATTAAGTTTTTGCTATTCATTACCTGCAATTGGCTGACAGCATTTTGCGCATTTTCCAAACGCTTTGGATCGTTATAGTCCGAATACCAGATAGGGTTACTCAAACCATAATCTGCAATATATTGTTTCCATGCTTGACCAATTTGATACATGGCATTTTTGTTGCCAGATTGTCGAGCCTGCTGAAGCATTGCTTGATAATCTGCATAACTTGGGCCAACGTCTTGCCATCCCTTTTGAATGTACAAAGATGACATAAACCCTTGGGTTGTCTGCACAGAACGGAAATGGTTTGCAAGTAGTTTCTTTTCGATGCTCAAAGCATCTGGTGTACTTGCTGTTTGTGGAATAAGATACGGTGCAGCAATTGAGTAATTTGGATCATTTATCAAATTCTTGTTATTGTTAATAAATGCCAATGCCTGATCTGACAAAGGAACGTATGCATTACTTCCTGATGTAGTGTGCGATACTGTGTAAGATATTGCACGCTGTCCGTTGTCTGCAAGGAACTTATTTAGTGCAGATGCTGCAGTGTAAGTTTTGCCAGTGCTAGGATCTTTTGTTTTAAGCAAATCAAGATACTCTGAACGTAAAGATTGTAGATTCTTATCTACATAATCATTACTTACAGATGGTGACAATGGCAAGAAGAATGAAAGTATGCCCTTGATAATAAGATTGGATTGAGCGTTATGCTCAATTTTATCTAAGTACAACTGCTGTTGTTCAGGTGGCAAAGTTGCATAGTTATCAGGCAAATTGCCATGATAATACGCAGCCATGATCGCTGACATTTTGGAATTGTAAACAGCAGACTGACGCTCATCCATTGTCATCGCGTTCCATAGGTCACGCATAGATGAGTTAGGAATAATTGACTGTAGCAAGCCAGTGGTAGGATAGCCACCTGTTGCAACGTTTGTTAACTTATCCATCCATGGGAACATCTTGGTTAGTTGACCAAGACCCATGTTGACAAATGGACCAACAGAAGGAACTTTAACTTCTGGTAATACAGTAAGCAACGAGTTGGTTGTACCTGAAATTGATTCAGGTAAACCTGTAAATTGCTTCATACCTAAAGCGTTTAAGCCACGCACAAGTGCATTACCAAATTCACCGACCATTGGATAAACAATGTACTTTTGTCCATTTGCATCGGTGTGTACAAAACCAGGGTTGTTCAAACCTTGATTGATAATTTGAAAGTCACGAAACGCCTGTGGGTTTGACATGATCAAACGACCAGTACGACGCATTGCCTGTTCCTGTGCAAAGAAGAATGGGAGTAGGTTACGGTGCAATACAGCAAACTGGCTACGAATAGCAGGACTGTGAATTGCAGGTATCATCTCACGTGATGCTTCAAGCGCTGACTTATGTACTGCTTGATCTGGGCTAAGTAGGCCCATATCAACCAAAGGTTGATTGGTAATACGACGACGAACGTAAAAATCAGCAAAGATTGGCTGGCGAGAAATATGATCCATAACTGGATTAACAAAGTTTCTAAAACCAAATTCTTCTGCACGGCGTAAACCATCAGATATTGTAGGCTGTATTCTCTTGCCAAGTACTACAACAGGCGATGAAGTAATATCTTTTTTGCGCAATTCACGACCAGTAACAGATTCGCCTTTGGCAATTTTGTTAATTAGATCTGTATGTACAGTTCCATCTGCGCCATGAACAAGGCCTTGTAAATAGTCAACCTGTGCTTTGGCAAATGACTCAGGAACAGCCTTTGTATATCCATCCATTTTATTACGTAAATCTTTATACATATTAGGATTTTTAATACGCATTGCTTGTTCATCAATGAGCGATGCAAATTGCTCATCAGTTGAAAGATTCTTAAATGTAGGGTTATTCATCTTTCTTAAATAAGAAAGTGCAATATCACGTTGAGCCAAATCAGCGGCTGCCATATTAACATTTTTAGCCCAGTAGTCCATATGATGTGGATCTGTCTTTGTTAAGCCAGCCAACTCTTGTCCAGGGATATTGGAATGTCCCTGTGACTTGGTAAACATATCAATTTGTTCTTTGGTGTAAAGATCAGCAGATGATTGGTGAGCAGATGCTACAGCAGATGGTGTGCCAGCAAATCCAATGCTGTCACGCATTTCATGCATATATTCAATTTTTTGACGAAGAGAATATGGGACAAGATTTGATTTAAGAAACTTGTTTGCTGTCCAACCTACTGGCATTACGCTGTAACGTGCGTCACGAACATTGTTAACAGCATCGTTCCAAGATTCTTTACTACCAATTGCTTGCTTCATACCTTGCCAAGCAGACTTTGCATCTTGCTCTTTTTGGTGCAATTCTTTGGTAATTTCAGTTTCTGTAATAGGTGTTTCAACGTTAGTTTTTTCTTGCTTATCAAGTGCATCAAGATCTGTCTGGGTTAATGTAGATGCAATTGCATCAATATCAGCATCTTTAAAAGCATCTGTTTTTGCTTCTGGATGAAATGCTTTGTACTTAGCATCCCATCGCATAAGGCTAGTTGCCAGAACATTACTAATGTAACTGCCTAATCCACGACGAATAACTTGGTGAATTGCTTCACCAGCAGATACGCGTAAACCAAATGCTGTTGATAACAAAGTCAATGGAGTAAATACAAGATTTGTGTACTTTGTAAAAAAGTCATCACCTTTAGAATATAAAGCACCGTATGCTTTAGTTTGACGCAAAGCATCTCGAAGTTGCTTTAGATCTATCATTTGGCCTTTGTATTGTTGACCTTGAACAATAGCCATTGATTTAATGTTGCCACCTTGCTCAGGTAGCATTTCAATTTTATCTATTGGATTACCCTTTTGGGTATATCCATAGTTGCCATTTTCAAATTCATTGCCAACCAAAGCCTTTTTAGCATCACCAAGAATGGTTGCTGCTTGTGTATCGCCAAGACCAAAGCCTTTAATAACTTCTTGGTTTAATGTATGCAATGCTGCAAGACGATCACGGTCGTTTGTCATTGTAAGGATCTTTGTTGTATGCTCTAACGCCTGACGACGTGTAAGCGACAGCATGGCTATATCATGTATAGTCTTACTTGCTGCAACTGGATCAGAAAAATCAATTTCCTTATTGGAAAGTTCTAATGTTTTTGTATTTAAATTTAATGGAACTTGGTTAGTAAATGTGCGAACCTTTGCAGACAATGCGTTCATAACAGCATCTGGTTTAGGTGACAACCATACTGGCTTGCTTAATTGCCACATGACATTACCGCTTGCATCAATTTTGTTGCGCATAACAGGGTTGCCATCTGGTCCGACAATGGCATTACCTGCCTCATCAGTAGTTACTTCTTTCATAGGCACACGTGCAGGGAGCAATAAATTACGC